CGGTGGCAGTTCTGACGCTGACGGTGGTGATGACGACATCCTCTGATAAAGAGCCTAAGATTGCACTGATTGATGCCGACTTTTTGGTATATAGATGCGGTTTTGCCGCTGAAGATGCCTCAGTCGGTATCGCTAAGGCACGATTAACGGAATGGTTAGAAGACTTTATCTATATCAATCTCAAGGCTGATCACTATCTAGCTTGGATTTCAGGTAAATCTAACTTCCGTTATGACATTGCCAAGACAGTGCCCTACAAAGGCAACCGTAAGGATGCAGTGAAGCCTAAGCACTACGATGCCCTGCGGGAGCACTTAGTCAAGCGTCACGGTGCTATCCTGACGGTTGGTGAAGAAGCTGATGATACCGTAGCCATTGACTCCACAAAGCTCTTGGATGAGTGCTGGATAGTTCATGTGGATAAGGATTTGGATCAGCTTCAAGGATGGCACTACAACCCTGTGAAGGATGAGAGATACTATGTCGATGAGTTTACAGCGTACAAGTCGTTTGCAACGCAACTTCTCACTGGAGATAGGACTGACAATATCCCGTGCTTGGCGGGAATTGGCCCTAAAAAGGCTGAAAAAGCTCTTAAAGACGCGAAGACTCAAGAAGAGTTATTGGAAAGAGCGTGGGCCGAGTATGAAAAACTTGGACATACGATGGAGTATTTTACAGAACAGGGTCAACTTCTATGGTTAAGACGTTATGAAGGACAAATATGGCAAGTTCCAAGCAAGTTGCAATTAAGCATGGATGGCGCAGCGGACTCGAAGAAAGAGTAGCTGAGCAGTTGGATCAGTTAGGTGTAGAATACACGTATGAGAAGCTTAAGTTGAAGTACATTCGACCTGCTTCTGAGCATGTATACACACCTGACTTTGTTCTCCCTAATGGCATCATCGTTGAGACTAAAGGTAGATTCTTACCTGCTGATCGTATGAAGCACATGATGGTGAAGAAACATAATCCAGATGTGGACATTAGGTTTGTATTCAGTAACTCTAATGCTCGTATCAGTAAGGCATCTAAGACTACCTACGCTATGTGGTGTCGAAAGAATGGTTATCAATTCGCCGATAAAACTATCCCAGAGGAGTGGTTAAATGAAAGTTGAAAAGATTAAGGACAATGATGACGGTACTGTCAGTTATTCCTTTGACTTGACAGACGAGGAAGCTGAGTCACTGCTTCGTCACGGTATCTTAGAAGCTATTAAGGCAGGTATTCGTGAGGGTGATAAACTCAAGGTAGAGGGTGAAGATGTCGATAGTTAAAACAGTATGGTCAACACCAGATGGTGAAGACCTCATTGCGTACATGGCTCGGGTGTCCGCACCTGAGAACCAAGACAACAAAGAGACAGCACCTAGGCTTATCAAGTATCTGATCAAGCATAAGCACTGGAGTCCTCTGGAAATGGTGAACGTATGTATGGAGATTAATACTACACGAGATATAGCTCGGCAGATTCTCCGTCATCGTAGCTTCTCCTTCCAAGAGTTCTCTCAGCGTTATGCTGTAGCGCAGGACTTTGAGTTCTCTAATGTACGCATGCAGGACACTAAGAACCGACAGAACTCACTGGAAACAGATGATGATTACTTGAAGAACTGGTGGAATGCTGCTCAACTGCGTGTACAATGTGAGGCTGAGTTAGTGTACAAGAGAGCCTTGGAGAAAGGTATCGCTAAGGAAGTAGCTCGTAAGCTATTGCCTGAAGGATTGACTATGAGTCGCTTGTACATGAATGGCACACTGCGTAGTTGGCTTCACTATGTGGATATTCGCTGCGATGCCAGTACTCAACTGGAACATAGGGATGTTGCTGATATGTGTAAGGCTGAATTGGTTAAGTTATTCCCTAACGTGATGGAGGCTATGAATGGACGTACTGATTGATCCTCCTCGTGGTTGGATGTATGGCTTTCCTAAACTGCTTCCTAATCCTCCTCCTGAGAACATAGGGGAATGGTTAGTTGAGAAGGGCTATCCTCGGAAAGAGATGGAATCTTATGGGGACTTCTTCTTCTGTCGGTACATTGAACAAACAGATGGTAAATTGGAGGAATGATGCTAATTGAAGATTATCAAGAACTAGCGTTTAAGACAGCACTAGAGTCAGCTAAGAACCCTGCTTACATGGTTGCTAACCTTACTTCTGAAGCAGGCGAAGTAGCAGGTAAGTATGCCAAATGGATTCGTGATGGTGTCTTGGATGAGGTAGGTATGCAAAAGGAAGTAGGCGATGTCCTGTGGCAGATCGCAGGGTTGTCTACAGTGATGGGTTGGAGCTTGGCTGACTTGGCTAGCCAGAACTTACGTAAACTTGCAGCACGACAAACAAACAATACCTTGAGTGGTGAAGGAGATGAGCGATGACCAATAAATATGATGTTATGCAATCCTATAGCTTTACCTATACAGATTGTGACGGTAAAGTATACAATAAGACAATCTCTACACCCGGAGCTACATGGCATGAGTGCATGGATGACTATGTGAAGTTCTTGGAGTCAGTGTTTGGCTATGCTATTAAACATCAGGTACGCTTGGAACAGCCTAAGTGGTTAGACGCGATGTATGAATATCATTCTGACTATATTGATCCTTGGACTGGCGAGTACTTCGTTAAAGAGGATGAGACAACTCTTGAAGACCTGTGGAGCGAAGAGGAATGAGGATACTGTGTATTCCAGACACACAATGTAAACCAGATAGTCCTACCGAGCACCTTGAATGGGCAGGTAAGGCTATCTGTGAATACAAGCCTGATGTGGTTGTTCACCTAGGAGACCATTGGGATTTCCCTAGCCTGAGCAGTCACGACAAGGCTGGTAGCAAGTACTTTGAAGGTAAACGCTACCTCGCTGATGTTGGGGCTGGTAACAAAGGTATGGATATACTGTTAGCTCCGTTGAAGGCGATGCAGAAGACTCAGAAGGAGACCAAGCACAAGGTGTATAAACCTCGTATGGTGTTCCTTCGAGGTAACCATGAACATCGACTCTCACGAGCTGTACAGAATAACCCAATGCTGGAGGGACTGATGACCTATGAGCACTTGAACTTGAAAGACTGGGAAGTACATGAGTTCTTAAAGCCTGTGTTCATTAACGGTGTTGGGTTTAACCATTATTGGCCTGTGGGTGCAATGGGGAGACCTGCAAGCAGTGCTTCTGTTCTTATCAATAAACTTCATATGAGCTGTGTTGCAGGCCATCAGCAAGGTAAACAGATTGCATACGGTAAGCGTGCTGACGGGAAGCCTATCTGTGGTCTTATTGCTGGTAGCTATTACCTACACGATGAAGACTATATGGATCAACTGAGTAACCGTCACTGGCGTGGCTTGGTTGTGTTGAATGATGTTAAAGATGGTAGCTTCGATGAGATGCTCCTGTCGATTGAATACCTAGGGAGGAAGTACGGTGGAAAACAAGTGTAACAGTTGCTTCTATGCTTTAATGGATCGTGACTTGGAAGCCCCTTGCATTACCTGCACAGGCTATTCTAACTATGTGAAAGGAAATGTGTACATGACTAGCCATACCTCTAAGCCTCTCAAAGAAGCTATTGATGATTGGTTTGCAAAAGGTGCTAATGGAGTTACTCAAGAGGACTTCTGGTACGACACGGTGAATAAACCTAAGCACTATATGCTATTCGAGGAAGAAGGTATTGAGGTCAGGGATGTCATTGAGAAGCTAGTGAATAAGATTCCTCCTGTTACTCGTGACTACGGTGGGTTATTCGTAGCTGACTATGTACAGATGATGCAATACTTGATGCGCTTCATGGACAAGAACGGTGTTGAGGACTTGAAGAAGGCTGAGTGGTACTTAGACAAACTGATCGATAGCTATGAATCTGACGTTTGAAGAACTTAAAGAGAAGCTTCAACGAGTCGATGAAGTCACACTGCTGGAGCTGTTAGACATCCACAGTGATGACATCATTGAGCGCTTTGAAGATTACATTGAAGAGAAGCAAGAACAACTAACTAAGGAAATTTACTGATATGAGTTTTACAATGAGTCCATACAATACATACATCGCCAAGAGCCGATATGCTCGATACTTGGATGATAAAGGTCGTCGTGAGCACTGGCCTGAGACAGTCTCTCGTTACTTTGACTTCATGGAGAAACACCTGAAGAAGAACCATGACTACACCTTGACAGGTGAACTGCGTGATAAGCTTCAGACAGCGGTAACTAACCTTGATGTTGTGCCTTCTATGCGTAGCATTATGACGGCGGGTGACGCGCTTGAGCGACAGAACATTGCAGGTTACAACTGCTCATACTTACCTATCGATGACCCTAAAGGCTTCGATGAGGCTATGTATATCCTCTTGTGTGGTACAGGTGTTGGTTTCAGCGTGGAGCAGAAGTATGTTAATAAGTTGCCAGAGATTCCGGAGAAGCTGTACGATAGTAACACTGTGGTGGTCGTTAAAGACTCCAAAGAAGGATGGGCTAAGGCACTGCGACAAGTTATCTCCTTGCTATACGCTGGAGAAGCGCCTAAGTGGGACGTATCTTCTGTACGTGCAGCAGGGACTCGACTCAAGACTTTTGGTGGTCGTGCAAGTGGACCCGAGCCGTTGGTTGAACTCTTTAAGTATGTTGTCAACAAATTTAAAGGAGCATCAGGCCGTAAGCTTACGTCCCTCGAAGCGCATGATATTCTCTGCAAGATCGGAGAGGTCGTCGTGGTTGGTGGGGTGCGTAGATCCGCTATGATCTCACTGTCTGACTTAAGCGATGACCGTATGGCTCACGCTAAGGCAGGTAACTGGTGGGACGGTAATGGTCAACGTGCTCTGGCTAACAACAGTGCAGTGTATGAAGTAAAGCCTCCTGTGGGGCAGTTTATGCGTGAATGGAGTAGCATCTATGAGAGTCATTCGGGAGAGCGTGGTATCTTTAACCGCTATGCTTCAGAGCTTCAAGCTGCCAAGAATGGACGAAGGAAGGAAGATCAGGAATGGGGTACTAACCCTTGCTCTGAGATTATTCTTCGCCCTTATCAGTTTTGCAATCTTTCCAGTGTTATTGTTCGCAGTGGCGATACTATGGATCGACTACGGGATAAGATTGCTATGGCTACGATCCTCGGGACTTTTCAATCGACAATGACTCACTTCCCATATCTGCGTAAGATTTGGCAGACGAACACCGAAGAGGAGCGTCTGTTGGGTGTGTCGATGACAGGTATCTTGGACAATGTATTGTTAAATAACCCTGATGATCCTGCGTTGGGTCAACGTTTGGAGGAACTTAAGAATGTTGCTGTCTCTACTAATGCCGGTTACGCTGCTGCTATTGGCATCAACGCTTCTGTTGCAATCACCGCTATCAAGCCCGAGGGAACAGTATCTCAGCTCACTTCTACTGCAAGTGGCATTCATCCTCAGCATAGTCCTTATTACATTCGGCGTGTACGATCTGATAACAAAGATCCTCTGACTAACTTCCTCAAAGCTCAGGGGTTCCCTTCAGAGCCTTGTGTGATGAAGCCTGAGAGCACTACAGTATTCAGCTTCCCTGTTAAGGTGGAAGAAGGTGCTGTACTCCGTGAGGACTTGGATGCTATCCAGCACTTGAAGCTGTGGTTGATGTTCCAGCGTCACTACTGTGAGCATAAGCCATCAGTCACTATCTCTGTTCAAGAGCATGAGTGGCCTAAGGTTGGTGCTTGGGTGTGGGATAACTTCGATGAGATTACAGGTGTGTCCTTCCTGCCTATGGACGGAGGAACATACCGACAAGCTCCTTATGAGAGCTTCACTGAAGAGGAGTATGACAAGATGTATGCTATCATGCCTAAGAGCATCGATTGGGATCAGTTCATTGAGAATACTGATAACGTAGAAGGTGCTCAGACATTGGCTTGTACAGCAGGTGGATGTGAAATCAGTTTCTAAGTAACAAAGGAGCCTCTTTAGGGAGGCTTCTGTTTTGATAAAGGGAGAACTAATGGCAAGTAAACAGATTATGAACAGAGCTATCCCTGCAAAGGAATTGACTCCTCGTGAGAAGGTAAACAATAGCTTGAAGTTGAAGTTGGATGACATGACTGTTATCAAGCCTAAGACTGAGAAGCAGATGGACTTCTTTGAAGCCTACCAAGCCTCTAACTACTTCATGGCATTGCACGGAGTAGCAGGTACAGGTAAGACATACATTGCCTTGTACAAAGCCTTGGAAGAAGCTATGGATCGTAACAATCCCTTCAACAAGGTGACTATTATCCGTAGTAGTGTCCAGAGTCGTGACATGGGCTTCTTACCCGGCGATGCAGATGAGAAGATGGAGGTGTACATTCAGCCTTATCGACAGATCTGTAGTGACCTGTTCAAGCGTAAGGATGCATGGGATCGACTGGTAGAGCAAGGACATATTGAGTTTGTGTCTACCTCGTTCATTCGAGGTACTACCTTCTCTAACAGCATCATCATCGTTGACGAACTTCAAAACCTTACGTTTGAGGAATTAGATACAGTCATTACTCGTGTTGGTGACAAGTCTAAACTGATTATGTGTGGGGATTTTCGACAGACTGACTTGAAGAAGAAGGATGATAAGTCCGGACTTCTGAAGTTCTTTGATGTGGTACGCCTTATGAAGGAATTTGTACGTATTGAGTTCCATATTGAGGACATCGTTCGTAGTTCCCTTGTACGTAACTACATCATTGCCAAAACTAGATATGAGGACGGGAATTATGAGTAAAGCTAACGAGAACATTGAAGACCTCATGCTAATGGCTGAGGGACAGCAGAAGGGCATGATCAGGACTATCACTCAGCAGATGAATACTCACTTGGTGTTCTTGGACGAAGACATTGGTTCTCCAAGCACATTCCGGGATGTCATTCATTGTCTTGCCACTTGTGGAACTAATGATACTGTTAACATCCTTATCAATAGCTCTGGAGGAAGGACTGATAGTGCATGGGCTGTGATTGAAGCGATGAAGGGCTGCAAAGGAGAGGTTGCAGTGACCGTCTTAGGTGCTGCCTACTCAGCAGCTTCTATGATTGCTTGCATGGCAGACGAATGTTACTTTGCTGAGAGTTCCGAGATGATGCTACACACAGCTCATTACGGTTCTATCAACACTGTTCCTAATGTTAAGAATCAAGTTGACTTTACTACAAGACAAATCAATAAGCTCTTGGATATGTGTTATACTGGCTTCTTGACTGCTAAGGAACTTGTTGAGTTGAAGAACGGGAAAGAGATGTGGTTCGATGCTGAAGAAAGTAGCAAACGGATGAGCCGTAGGTACAAGTATCTTAATGGGCTGAACAAACCACTTAAGGTTAAGAAGGTGAAAGAAGCTGAGGTAGAATGAAAAAGGCCCGTATGAGCGATGAACTCATACGGGCCTTT